CACGTATATCACAATCAAGAAACAAGTGGCGAGTATGGCAATGCAAAAGTTTATGAAATCTTAGATGCTGTTCATGAGGCACTTAAGTACAAGATTGAATTGCCATCTTATGAAATTATGCAAGTGACACCAAGAGAGCCCCGTGTCTTTGATGACATCGACAATGTACAAAAGCACGGTGTAATCACTTATAAATACAAACTATTAATAACAATATAGGAGGACTTGCAATGGTCAAAATTATTTTGGTACAACCTACCGACAATGTTTTAGGTGCTGATGGCTTAGTACCAGGATTCCAGACAGATTATACGCACAGCTTAGAGCGTGATAATTCAACTGAAGCTACAAAGATGGGCTCTATTTCAGCTATCGGTGCATTAACAGAAAATATGGAACTATCCATGTATGGCCGTAAGGGTGATGCAGGACAAAAAGCCATCTACCGTGCTATTAAGGATGGTAAAGAGTTAAAGGTTTGGGAAGTAGACACAGAGAAAAATGAGGAGGGTACACATGATGCAAAATTTGCTTATGCTGTAGTTGATTCATTTGAAACTACTAGTCCAGTGGAAGGATTAGAAGAGTTATCTGCATCTATGACGATACAAATTGAATCGGCAGAAGGTGCCTTTATGGATTTACCACCAGGGCTTATTAACTTTGCGAAATATGGATTCCAGAAGCCAGGTGACACTACAGGCGATTCCAAAAACATCGTCAACAGTACAAAGGTGACAGGAATTACTGTAACACCTGAAACACTCTCTTTAACACCAACAGATAAGCAGCAATTAAGTGTAGAGATTACACCAGTGGATGCTTCAAATCAAAGTGTGGCATACACTTCATCTAACGCTTCTGTTGCTACTGTATCACCAAACGGCTTAGTTACAGCTGTAGCAGCTGGTACTGCAACAATTACAGTGACATCTAAAGATAACTCTACAATTACTGATACGGTAGTAGTAGAAGTTGCTTAATTAAAGACGGACTTAGGTTCGTCTTTTTTATATGACCAAAACTAAACGAAAGAAGGAATAAAAATGCCTGAATTAACAATTAAAGACGAAACGTACCAATTAAAATGTTCAATTATGTTGGATAAAGTACTAAACAAAGTAATCCCAGATTCGCAATCCGAAGAGAAGGTTTCGCAAAAGGAAAAGGTTTCAGGTGGTTTTTCAAAATTACTACCGTTACTTATTGAACAAGATGTCGAAGGGCTTTTATATCTATGGGAATCGGCTATTAAGTTAACAACAAAAAAACCACCAACTCAAGACGAAATTTTAACAGCTATTGACCAACGGATGGATGAAGAAGGTGATGCAACAGCACTATTTACAGAAGTGTTTAATGCTATTGATGAATCAGCTTTTTCTCGAAACGAGTTTGCGAAATTCAAGAAGAATATGCTGCTCGTAAAAGAAATGAAACACAAAGACGAGGAAGAGTCTCAGAGAGCAGAAATGATGACGAAACGTCTAGCCGAGGGCTACAAGGAGATCACTGGTCAAGAACTATTCGAGGAAAAAACGAAGGCTTAACGTATGACGATGTAGAAAGAAATTGCGCTAGGTTCTTAGGTGTCTATGATATTAAATTAATTTACTCATGGACACCTAGGGAGTACCGCAATTTCTTACAAGGTTCACAGTTAGCGAATATCGATCAATTTGAACGTCAAGTACAGAGTGCTTGGATAGCTGGCATTGTTTCTAAGCAAAAGAGATCTCGAAAAGAGCCACCTCCTAAGAAATACTTTGATGCAGAAAAGGCACGCAAAGAAGTACTATCAGGTACTAATAACACGAAACCAATCGAACTGGATTTCACGAATTACAATCAAATGCGTGAAGAACTAAAAACATTTAATTGGCAGCTTGTAGAGAAGAAATCATAAAGGTGGTGAGTATATGCCAGTTGAGCGCTTTAAAGCAGAAGTCGACGCAGATATTCAAAGATTTAAAAGAAAAATGGCCGAAGTGGATAGGCAAATGCATGAACTTGCAACAGGTGTGTCCGTAGAAATCAATGCATCGATCAATGAATTTATGCAGAAGGTGCAACAAGTACAAGCACAATTACAAAAATTAGATGCGACTGAAGCTACTGTTGAAATTGAAGCAATGCTCAATGACTTTATGCGTGATCTCTTGCAAGTCAGAGCGCTAGCTCAAGATTTAGATGGCGAGTCAATTAAAATAAAAGTAACGCTTGATATGGATGTGTTTTATTCACAAATCCTAATGATTCAAGCTGAATTAGAAGCTTTAAGCAGACAATCAGTTGAAGTTGATGTTGACTTAAATATGCACAGCAACGGAGCTGTAGCTGATTTAGCAACAATCGAAGCTTTGCTTACTGCTATACGAGATGTAACAGTAGATATTAAGGCAGATATCAGCAATTTCATGACTGGTGCTACAATAGTCAACCAACAGGCAAATAAATTAGATCGTAGAAATATCATCATAAAAATTTGGGCTGACTATACAAATGCTATGGAATCCTACGCTACTACTGTTCGAGCATTTGCAGAGGCAGGGCAACAAATGATAGGTGGAGCTTTATTATCATTAGTACCAGCACTATCACAATTTTTATCAGTGCTTGTAGGTCTGATTGGCTCGTTAGGTGTCATGATTGGCGTGTTAGCAGGTCAACTATTAATCATGGCTAGTGCATTAGGGATAGCAGCGTTAGGTTTTGTAGGATTAGCAGCAGTAGCCATTCCTACTATTAAAGACCTTTTTGATGAAACTGCAAAATTAAACGCTGAACAACAGCGAGCTAAAGCTTCTTGGGACGCTTTTAAAGATACCTACGATGATATAGTCAAAGCAACTGAAAAACCTATTCTACAAGGCTTTACATCGGCTTTGCAAGGTGCTCAAAAGATACTTAAATCGTTATCACCGATGATTGAATCTGTGGCACAAAGCGCAGCTAAAATGATGCAAGCTTTTGATAAATCTATCAATAGTCAACCGATTCAAAAGATTTTCGATACGTTCAATAAATATGGTGCATCGATCTTCGAAAATATAGTTGCAGGTATCGGTCATCTGATAGCTGGGCTTGGTAGTTTAATAGCTGCTCTTGCACCTGCAGCTGAAGCATGGTCCGAAAACTTCAATGGAATGATGCAATCCTTTGCATCCTGGGCTGATGGTTTAAGTGAATCTGAAAGTTTTAAGACGTTCATAGATTATGTTCAGACATACATGCCTGTTATTTCATCTATTTTTGCAGATTTAACGATGGGAATTGTAGCATTCTTCGCAGCCTTTGCTGACATGGGTGGAAGCTTCATGACAAGCCTTGCAGGGATGATGGAGAGCTTTAGAGCGTGGGCTGAAACACTAGGAGAAAATCAGCAATTCCAACAATTTTTAAACTTTATTCAGGAATCTACGCCAGCTGTACTAGCATTATTAGGCAATCTATGGGATTTAATAATTAATCTAGGCATTGCCTTTGCTCCAATTGGTGCAGCTGTTTTAAATGTGGCTAATGCCTTTTTAGAATGGTTTAATAATTTATTACAAACAAATGAAACAGCAGCAATGTTGATAGCAGCGTTACCTGTGGTGTTAGGAGTCATTTCTGCTTTAGTACCAGTAGTCATTTCTGTTGTATCTATTTTTGGTAACTTAGCAGGAGCAGTGCTTCGAATTTTACCAAGCATAAAAGACTTTTCTGATGTGATTGGTAAGGTCAAAGGTGTAGTGGAACCTGTTTGGGATGTTCTTACAAAATTGTGGAGAGTATTGCAGTGGTTAGTTACTCCTGTTGGTTTGGTAGTAGCTGCTATTGTTGCATTTGTTGCAATTTTAGTTGTCGCCTATAACAAAGTAGAGTGGTTCCGTGACTTTGTTAATGAGGCTTGGAATAAAATTGCTACTCGAACTAAAGAAGTATACGGAAAAATTGCTAAAGATGTCTCAGAAGCTTTTACAACCATTGTTGATTTCGGTAAAAAACAGCTTGATAAACTCAAAAAGTTTTGGGAAGAGCATGGCGATCAAATCATGGAAGTGGTTTCTGCCATAGGCGTTTTCGTTACAACAGGACTATCTTTAATGATGGATATGGCGTTATCAACGATAAGTGTTGGATGGGCATTAATTTCAGGGGCCTTTAAAATTGCTTGGGATTTGATTGCTGGCATTATAGATGTTGGAATTACATTGATTCTTGGGATTTTAGATACTGGGATGAAATTACTTCAAGGCGACTGGGAAGGCGCTTGGGACACGATTGTTGAAACAGCAAAATCAATTGGTTCTACAATAGTCGATACCTTCTCTTCAATTGTTGACTCTGTTTGGCAAGTGGGTGTTGATATTGTAAACGGCTTGATTAAAGGTATTACTTCAATGTGGGATAGTGTGAAAAAGGCAGCCGCAGGAATTGCTGATCTAATTCCTGATTGGTTGAAGAAAAAGCTTGGTATCCATTCACCTTCAAGAGTCATGGCTGCGATTGCTAAGTGGATTCCGGCAGGTATTGCTAAAGGGATTTTAGACAACATCAACATTGCAAAATCAGCATCTCAAGAAATGGCGAATGCAATTGTTCCAAACTTTAGTGAAACCGTTAAAGCATCACAGGGTTTATTAAAACAAATAAATGACATTAGTAAGAAGTATGCAAAAGAGAATGCAGCAACTCGCTATGATGAGTTTGAAAAACTACTTAGTGATCAAAAGAAATGGTACAACATTGGAGCTAACTATGAGAAAGCATACTGGGAAGATGTTGCGAAGCATCTTAAGGATGGAACAGCTGCTAAACGTAGAGCTTTAGAAAATGCCCAAGGTGCTTACCAACAAGTGCTGAAAGAGCAGTATGATCGTGAAATCAAGTTTATTGATGAAGCTACTAAGTATAATGCTCTGTCTCTCACTGATCGTATCCAGGCATATGAGCAGTACATGAAACAATATGCGCTAGGTAGCGAGCAACAAATTGCTTACGAAGAAAAGATATATGATGCGAAGAAAGAGCTGTATGATCGCATGAAATCGTTATCTGATGATTACTTAGCAAAAGTGCAAACTGTCTATGACAATCTTGCAAATGAAGAAAAGCGATTACGTGATGAGTGGCAACAAACATATGATGCAAGGGTAGAAACACTGAAAAATACTTGGGGTCTTTTCGACAAGGTTTCACTGACTGACATGACTGATGTTGACCTATTGGGCAATTTACGTGGTCAAGTTGATACGATGCGCGGCTGGATGAATGATCTGTTTGAGCTTGAAGCTAGAGGTCTTGATGCAGCTCTGATTAGTGAACTGCAACAAATGGGTGCAAAGTCTGCTGCTGAAATAGCCGCATTAACAAGAATGACAGCTAGTGAGTTAAATGAATACCAGATGCTATGGCAGACAAAAACGGAACTTGCTAAAAAACAAGCTTCAAAAGAATTGGAATCAGCACGGCTTGCTATGGAAGAAGAAGTAGCGAAGTTAAATGCTAACTCTGAAGAAGAATTGAAAAAGCTTCAAAAAACGTTTGAGTCAGAAGTCAAAAAGCTACGGTATGGTGCAGAAGATGAATTTAACCTTATGTCTGCTTCGTTACCTGACATAGGAGTACAAGCTATCCAAGGTCTTATTAACGGCCTGAAATCGATGGATGGTAAATTAAAATCAACAGCTAAATCAATGGCAAATAGCCTAAAAAATACACTCCAAACAGAACTAGATATCCATAGTCCTAGTCGCTGGGCTGACCGATTTATCGGAGTGAATTTTGCACAAGGAGCTATCGATGGAATAGCCCGGATGCAAAGCGCTACAGAAAGCGCAGGGGCATCTTTAGCTTCATGGTTACAGAGTGGTTCATTACAAACAGCTTTTTCAGGCAACAGCTTTTCAAGCGATACATCGCAATACATTAATCAGGATTTGGTACAAGACATTGATTATGAGCAACAACCAATCAACGTTAACATTCACCAGGAGTGGAACGGTGAAGAGGTTGAATATTGGTTAGATGATCGCAGTGCTACTAATCTCCAACTAAAAACATTCAAGAAAGGGTGATGCCATAATGGCTATTTTAGAGACGATGGATGGTGTACGTCATAATTTAACTGATTATGGCGTACCTGTCTTGAAGGTTGCACCAATTGATATTGTATATAATTCGGAGAACATCAAAGGTCGGCCAGGGCGGAATAGAACAGAGCGTTATCATGGTGTACGAAAGCTACAGTTAACAATGATGCTGCAAGCCAAAGACATTACAGATACTGAGCTTTTAACGGATCAACTGGCCGACATTCTTGATGGTGATGAGGAATTTTATATTTATCAGCAACTAATGACGAGCAGCTATGGATTTGAAATGCCAGGGCAATCATCGTTTACTGGCGCATTAGATGCTGTTGAGTGGACACCAATGATGTACAAGCGATGGAAAGTAGAACGTATTAATAACGATGCTATTGAATGGAAAGGGCTTAAGGGTAAGCGTGTTATTGAGTTTGAAACAAGTGATTTACCTTATGGAGAAACGCCCTTTACATCGATGCAGTTACTTAATAAAGAGTGGGATTTAGATCAAATAGCTTGGGGATTAGGCTTTGATTGGGATGAAGATTCACCACAGTTCACATTTACTAGTAACGATTTTAAGGTGAAGAATTATGGTCAAGTTATCATCAATCCACGTTATATGCCATTTAGAATCGTGTTAAAAGGTTCGTTTCCTAGTTATGTACAAATTGAAAACCGTACAACAGGAGATGTATTCCGATACAATGGGGCTCTTTCTACAAACGATACACTTGTACTTGATGGTGTGAGCTATTTGAAAAACGGCCAACAAGTTACAGGTCAAACTAACAAAAAATTAATATCGCTAAAAAGAGGGGATAATCAATTCTCGATTAGTGGTGGCACCGTCACTTCAATCAGTTTTGATTTTCCTTTTTATTTTAAGTAAAGGAGGTAATCAAAGGTGTCAGAAAAATACCCTTTACAAGAAACGCTCTCACCTATTGATAAAAAAGGTCGCGACAGATTAAATGAGAACTGGACACGTATCATGGCTTATTTTGATCACGTACAATTGCAAATTAAAGCACTAGCAGGCGGTCATGAAGTTGATGAACTGATTGCACGGCTTGAAGAAGCGATAGTTAATGCTGAAACAGATTTACAAAACTATATTGCTCAAGTTGATACAACTGTACAAGAGGCAATTAATGCAAACAATACAGCTACACAGGATGCAATAAATGCAAATAACACTGCTTTACAAACAGCGTTGCAAACAGTATCTGATAAGCTAACAGAGTTGAGTACAGCTATCAGCAATGCTGAAACTGCAACGTCAGATGCAAATGCAGCTAAAAATGCCACTCTTCAAGCAACCCAAGATGCCAAAAATGCGATTAACACGATGCAATCACTTATTGATAATTTTGGTTCAAAAGGTTCTTGGGCATCAACAACTCAATTTTATAAAAATAATCTAGCAGAGGTTGAGGGGCGCACCTATATTGCTTTAAAAGATAATATCAATACACCTGTCACAGATAAAAGTACATGGGCATTGTTTGCTGACAAGGGGGCTAAGGGCGATAAAGGGGAAAAAGGTGATACAGGGGCAGCATTAAGTATATTAGGTAAATTAACAGACCCTTCACAACTTCCCCCTACTGGTGAAGCAGGTGATGCATACACAGTAAATGGTGAACTTTATGTATGGTCAGAGAATTTAGACGCTTGGGAAAACGTAGGGAACATTAAAGGTGAAAAAGGTGATAAAGGAGACACTGGAGAAGATGGTTTATCAGCTTATGAAGTTGCTGTAGAGAACGGATATATCGGTACATCTGAAGAATGGTTAGCTTCACTCAAAGGTGAACGTGGTGAAATTGGCAAAATGACAAAGTACGAATACACTATTCCTGCGACAAGTGAAGGTCAAACTACTTTAGAGATCCCCCTATCAACCTTATCAGTAGACGATGATTTGCTTTTAGTATTGAACGGAACAGTCTTATATCCAGAGACTGACTACACTATCGCAGGAAGTATAGTGACACTAAAACAACCCGTTTTAGATTATTCGAATTCTACATTTTTTGTTAGAGTTTTAAAAAACATACCAAAAGATAATGAAATACCTACTACTGACGGTAGTTTATTAACGGATGGTAGTATAGCTAAACAGAAGTTAGAAGCATCTTTACAACAGGAAATTAATAATTCTACTGAACATTTAACACAAATTGCGACTCCAGAAAAGCTAGGTCATATTAAGCCTGATGGTACAACCATTACTGTAGACCCCGAAACAGGGGTTGCTAGTGCTAATGGTGGCAAGGTTAAAGACTATTCCGAAGGTCACTTAAACGACCTAACGGAGACAGGTGTATACTCGTCTATAGGTTTACACAATGCCGATAGAGGTTTCCCTACAATACAGTACGGTACAGCTTTTATTGAAGTATGGAAGGACGATGCAGGTACACTCTATCAGAAGGTGTATAGTGTTGGCTCTACAGGAACTATGGCTAGCATGTACTTTAGGGTTAAAGGCGGGTCATACGCATGGACAGCATGGGTAATGCAGCCTCGTGGCATATCGAACGACCTAGACAATAATGCTGACTTTATCGCTGCTTCATCATACGCTGTTAAAACGTTGAATGATACGAAAGCTGATAAAGTACAAGAAAATTTCATTCAAGCAGTTTTATCCATGGGGACACAAGACACTACTTACCCTGTATCTTACTACAAAGACAGTTTAGGAGTAGTTCATGTTGAAGGTCAAGCACAAGCAAACGGTTCTGGTATGATTGCTTTTACAATGCCTGTAGGGTATAGACCAGTCATAGTTACCCAGGTTGTAATACCTCAAACCACAAACCCTGTAGGTATGAAAGCTATGATACTACAAGTAAATGGCTATTTCTTCGTTTCCGGACTTACTGCTAGTTCGTCCGCATCGTTCAATTTTAGTTACAGGGCAGGTGCTTAATTTGCGTAAACAAGTCTATCAGTTAGATACGAATGGTGTTCTAAAAGAAATATATGTTGCTGAAATTGATGAGCATGGAAATATTATGGATGAAGATAAACAAGGTTTCGTTACTGTAGATATACCAAGTGGTTTATTCAAACCAAAATGGAATAGTACACAGTGGATCGAAGGCGAAACAGTAGAAGAAAAAGCTGAACGTGAAGCACAGCAACTACTTGAATCATTAAAACCAACTCCATCTGAAATCGCAGATGCGGAATTAGAAATTAAGATACTATCTACTCTTACAGAATTGGGGGTTATACAATGATAGAAGAAAAACATCTTGAAGGTTTAACAGAAGTGAAAAAACGGTTGGTCAAAGCTTATGCTACAAGTGTTATGGGTGAAGTACGTACAGTTGAAGATGTTATACCAGAAGATCTTCAGCGTTATGTTGAATTAGAAATTGCAGAACGAGAGATTGCTGCTTTGACTAAATAATCGTTCCATATTGTTCAGTAGTGTGTATAAGTGTGTATTGATAAATATTTATTAATATTCGACAATGTAGTTAGAAACTTTTGGAAGGGACTGACTACATTGGCTGCAATGACACGACACAATATCACACTAGAACCAGAAGTGTATGAGGAATTTTGTAAGTATGCTGCTAAGAATGGCATCAAAGTATCACCATGGGTTAACCAGCAAATGAAAGAGTTCATTGAAGATCAAAAGGAACTCGAAAGAATCAAAGAAGAGAGAAAGCGCCGTTACTAACGGTGCTTTTTTAATACAAAATTTTAGGAGTGGATGAAATGAGAGAAGCAAAATACGAATTATGTGAGAAATGTGAAAAAGAGCTGTCTAAATTAGGTATGACTACTGAAGAAATGATTGAGCATCAAGCAGAATTCGATTTCGGTTTAGCACTCAACCTTTTAAAAGAAGGTCATAAGGTAGCTCGTAAAGGTTGGAATGGTAAGGATATGTGGTTAAAACTTATTCCATCAGGTAATGCCACGTTTCAGGGTTATCCTATGCAGAACTGTATTGGTATGAAAACAGCTAACAACTTAATGCAACCAGGTTGGCTAGCGTCACAAGCAGATATGCTAGCAAATGACTGGGTAGTTTTATCATAAACTACTGAACATTCGTAGATAGAACACTTTAAAAATGCCTACAAATGCTGATATATCAACATTTATAGATATGTAGATACTGAGTTCCATATTGTTCAGTAAGCGCTACTCAATTGAGTAGCGTATTTTTATTGCAAAAGAAGGTGAGAACATGTCAACAATTGAAATGACCGAAGGTAAAATTATTTGCACAGTTGAGGGGAATGGACGAAAATCAACAGTTACTACTACTGCTTCAACTATTACTGTGGAAGCATCGAAAATTATGTTAGTTGGTGATCAGGCATGCCGTTAGTAAAACATAAAGGTATTGAATATCCAATCAATCATATTCAATCAGGCCGTATTGATCAAGAAATCAGTAATGCTCATGAGCTGAATATGGTTGTTGTTAATAGGGCTAACAATCCTGCTTATCCATTTTTACAAGAAGAAGCTATTTTAGTTGTGAATGACCATGAGTACCGTATTAAAAAGTTAAGTAATAAAACAAATTATAAAAACATAAGTGCTTTGCACATTGTAATGGATCTTGCAGGTACACCGTTCAATCAGAGATTGACAGGTACTTATACACCAAATGAAGTATTCACCGCATTATTAGAAGGCACAGGATGGTCTTTTAACTTTGATGCTGCAGGCGTTCAATCAAGTATTGAGTTAAAGGATTTTGGGCGCAGTAACGTCTGGAAATTGTTTAGAGATTTCTGCAACAGATTACAGGTTGAATTCGGTTTATTACCTGGTCAAGTGTTCGAGATTAGAAAATCATTAAGCGGAGATTATGGCCAACAGTATCGATACGCTTATAACTTACGAAATCTAACAAAGGAATCCATCTCAACTAACCTGGCTACTCATATCATCGTAAATTACGGTGAGGATCTTCAGCAAACAGCAACTTTTGAATCACCTACAGCTAGTAAATACGATCGCGCTATTTATGGCGACATCATCAACGATGAGCGTATTAAAACGTATGAGGAAGCGTATGAGCGTGCAAAGGCTAAGTTTCAGGATATCGATATTTCTTACGAATTAGACATTGCCCAATTAGGTGAGACGCATGAGCTAGGAGAGACCATTCACACGATCTATGAGCCTATGGATGACTTATCAATTGTCACACGGATTTTGAAGGTTCGTGAAGAATGGAACGGTGAGGAATTTGTTGCTACAAGCGTAAACGTAGGAAACTATGTATTTAAAACAGCTGAAGAGATTTTGCAGGATCAGATTAAGGATACTGAAGATAATGTTAACGAGAATATTGACCAGACAAAAGAGATCATCCAGCAAGAGTATCGCTGGGAGTTATCTGAAACTGTCACCGAATTAGAAAAAAATATTACAACTGAATACACAGCTATGGTAAGCCTGACAGCGCATGAATTACGAACCGAAATGACGCAACATGTAACGAATATCAATACAGACATGGGAAGTATGGAAACGCGTCTTAGTTCATCTATTTCTCAAACAGCAGCGCAGATTCGGGCTGAAGTGAGGTCAGAAGTGACAACAATTAATAGTGGCATCAATACAGTTAAAGAGGATGTATCACGCTTAGAAATTACGGCCAGTAGTATCCAATCTACAGTTACTTCTCATAGCACTCAAATTGGTGGACTCAATACGCAAATGAGTAGCGCCCAGTCAAGCATTACACAGATGAGTAACCAAATCACTCAAAAGGTATCTTACACAGAGTACAACGGAAATACTATCGTTTCTAAAATCAATCAAGACGCTTGGTCGTATACTATTGACGCACAACGTATTAATATGAATGGTGCTGTAATGGTGAATGGTAGTATTGAAGGATCTACAGATATTCGTGTAAATAGAGATGCTATAATCGGTAACAACCTAACGCTTGGTGCAGATGGCTGGGGCACTAAATCAGTAAACTTTGGTTCTGGATCAAATATCACCTATAACGGAAGTTATATGGAATTATCTTCACCAAACGTAAGGTTAAACGGTACATCTAACGAAATAAATGGATACAACACTATTCTGGGAACTCTCAATGTTCCTGCTACTACAAACCTAGTAGGAGTTGCTAGAGCAGAATCACCAGGCATAGGTATTTCTTTCGCAAATGGAAAGTTATATGTAAAAGTAAATGGATCGACAGTAAAGGAACTTTAATTTCTAAATAAAAGGAGATTTATAAAATGGAGCAATATGTAATTATAATGAATGATGGTAGACAGGTAGTAACAACAGGAGTTGATTTAAAAAATGTAGCAGCTGTATATAATCAGCGACAATCAATTGCAGCTGTAATTGGAAGGAAGAGTATGACAAAAGGTTTGGTAGCTGCTGTTGCTAAACTAAAGGCACTAGATAAAACGAGCGAATCCAATGTGATGGTTCAAGTTGGACAAACTATCCTATACACTACGGCAGAACCTGAAAAATTCTTAGATACGTTAACTAATGAAGTTAATAATAAAGAATTTGCAATGGCTAATGATGATATTCTAGTCAGTCGATCCTTTTACAGTCATGCAGAGGTGATTGAAAATACAAATACTGAAGCAGAAAAAACGCAAGCATAG